GATCGCCCGCTCATAGCCCCGCATCAAATCCGCGAGGCTAACAGGCGCGGCCCGATCCCCGCGCTCTGGCCGCATTCGGTGTTCGCGCTCTGCAATGGCGGCTTTCATTTGATCGACCATTTCGCGCGTTTTGGCATCATCCGCCGCCTTCTGTTCGGGCGATAGGTCCGTGAACGTGACCCGCTTTGGCGCTTCCGGGGGCTTGCGCCGCGCGATGCGCTCCATTGCCAGCACCTTGGAATACAGCCGATTGGCTTCCGGCTGCACAACGGCCAGCACCTCAGAAGCCGAGGGCCAAAACTTGCTCTTGGCGGCTAAATCTATCAGCGCATCCTCTGTAAAAGCCTGTGCGGGTATCCGCGCGCATGCCTTGGCTACCGCGGCAGCCCATACGGCACTCTCCCGCGCGCTAGGCGGGTTGGAGAAGCCCGCGTGGATCGGTGCTACCCAAGACAGCACAAACGGCCCTGTAGGCGGCTGTAAAGCGGCCCTAGCCTGCCTCGCGGCCCTGCCTGCCTCTTCTATGAGGCTGGGGACGGTCAAGGGCGGCGGCGGTGCGTCAGTGATAGCCTCGCGCCGCTGCTCCTCGGCCACAGCCATGCTCAGGGGTTGCGATAGCGCCGGCATGCGGCGCACGATCATGTCACTCATCGTCGTGCCGCTCCATCATCTCGCGCCATGATGCGGCCACCACAATTAGGCCGGCTATCAGCGCCCCAAGGCATCCAGCCGCAAACACTCCTGCTATGGTCCACATCAGAACATCTCCTCCGCGCTGGATTCCACGATCGGCTGCACGCGGCGCGCCAAATCCTCGCGGTTGCCCAAGGCCAGGTCTTTCGGCGCAAAAAGCCCCGCCCAACCGTTTTCGATGCTCTGGCGGATGCAGGCGGCGGGATCGTGGCCCTCGTTCCAGAACCGCTCTAGCCGCGCGATGGACAGCACCTTGGCGTGCGCCGTCCAAGCCTTGCCGCTTTTCGCCGCGCGGTATTGGTCCCAATCCAACCACGCATCTGCCGGAATGCACGGCGGCACTTCCACGCTCTCTACAATCCGCATAGCAGTCTTAGTTGGTGCGCGCTTAGGCTTCACCGCGCTGCCAAACACCTCGCCTTTCAGGCCCTCTTCGAGCAGTTTGCGGCCCACGCGGCTACGGGAATGCTCTGTGCGGCGGCAGATGGCGTCGATAGCCTCGGCCACCTCTACAGGCACGCGGATAGGGATTGTGATACTAGCCATTGTGTTGTTCCTTTCGGTTGTGTCGCATGCGACGGATGTGACGTAGAGGATTTTGATGGGGCTTGCAAGGGGGCGTGAGAGTGTCCATTATCTGGGTGCGGGTTCTCTCCCCCCGCGGTCATGTGTTCCTTTCCCAAGCTATCCACTTAAGCCTCGGCCTCGCGCTGGGGCTTTTTTTTGCTTTATCGCATTTTCCCGCTTGACCTGCCGAAAACTGCGCTTAAAGTTTGTCTCGCGCCATCAACATGGAAAGGGACAGCGCAAATGGAAGAGATTTTTTTCGGGAAATACCACGACAGCGGCGACTATTGGCAGGTTTATCTCGACATTGGAGAGGATACCGCCACGGTTCAGGTTGTGCTCGATCATGATGATGAGCAGCTTGTTCGTGATACGGTATGGCTTCCGGTTGCCATGCTTCCGGCTTTGGCTACCGCTATCAACACGTATTTCGCTGGTAGCCGCAAACTGGTGGAGGTGGTGATATGAGCATTCCTGATTTCGGGGCCGAGTTGGCCGCTTACAAAACTCATCTGCTGAATGCCTACTATCGCGGGTTTGATGACGCGGTGGAAAGCCTGGTGCATACGGCGCAGGAAAGGGCGTTGAAGGGCCAGCCTCAGCCTCAATTGCCGTTGCCACAGCCCAAGCCGCTCACTCAATTGGAGCGCGAGTTTGCGCCGCGGATGTGGACCAAGGCCGAGGATGACTTACTGCGCGAAGCGTGGGGCAAAATCCCGTTCCGCGAATTGAGCGTCACCTTTAACCGCAGCCCTGCCGCTGCACGTTTGAGGGGGAGCGTTTTAGGGTTGCCGCGGCTTCCCAAGAATCATGAATTTCCGGTGAGCGGCACATGAGCGGCTTTAGCGCAGACGAGCGCCGCACCGCCTGGTGGTCCACCGATAGCCGCCGCGCCGTGTCTGGCAAGGCTTTCGAGGTGGTGGCCGAGAAGATTGGCCGCACTGAGCGCCCTGACCTGAGCGAGGTGGAGGTGGTGCAGATGGGTCTCCGCATGGAATCCACTATTGCCGCGTTTGCCAGCGAGGAGCTAGGCCAGTTGAAGGCCCTAGACGATAGCGTGGCAGTGCATCCCAAGCATTCTTGGCTCAAGAGCCACGGCGATTATATGGCACAGGACAATTCGTTCTTGGTGGAGTGCAAAAACTACAACGCGCTGCATATCCACCAATACAGCGAACCCGGCGAGCCTGTCCGGGTGCCAAATGCCGATTGGGCGCAGTGCTGCCATGAAGCGGCGTGTTTCGGGGTCAGCACCGTCTATCTGTGCATCCTGTTCGGTGGGCAGCGTTTCCGCACATTCAAGCTGGATTTCAGCGAGGATGAGAAAAAAGGGCTGATAATGCAGATGGCGAAGCTGTGGGGCATGGCGCAGACGGGCCAGATGCCTGACCCCGAAACGGTGGCGCAGTGCAAGATGGCCTACCCTGTTAGCACTGAGGGCGTTGCTACGGCGTCTCTGGAGCTTGAGCAGGCGGCTAAGCGCCTTGCCGGCATCAAGGCCAGCATCAAAGCCTTCGAGCAGGAAGAGGACCGCCTACAGACGGCCATACAGCGTGCCATGGGCGATAACGCCGAGATGCACACGCTTGATGGGCGCACCATCGCCACATGGAAGAGCGCGAAGGCTTCCAAGCGTTTTAGTGCCGACCTTTTCCGGTCCGCATACCCAGACATCTACGAACAGTTCGTGGTGGAGCAGCCGGGAAGCCGGCGATTTCTTTTGAAGGAGAAAGCAGAATGACTACCGATTGGAAAGAATGGCGCGTGGCAGATACGGACATCCACAAGCGCGTGAAGACGGTGCTAATGGCACACGATCCCGCAATGACCTGGCAGGACGTTTTGGACATGACAGAGCGGGATCTGAACGCGCTGCCGCACATGGGCAAAACAAACCGCCTGAACCTGTTGCATGTGATGCGCACCGGCATGAACGGCGGGTTGGTCAAGTGCAACCGCACATTGGGCGAGGTGGTCAGCGATGTCTAACCTTGTGCCAATGGCCGACATCCAAAAGATGGCTCAAGTGGCAGCCGATAGCAAAATGTTCGGTTTTAAGAGCCAAGCAGAGGCTATGGCTATCATGCTGCTGTGCCAGGCTGAAAACCTGCATCCGGCTGTAGCCATGCGCGACTATCACGTCATCAATGGCCGTCCCTCTATGAAAGCAGACGCCATGCTGGCTCGCTTCCAGTTGGCGGGCGGCAGGGTGTCATGGCCCAAGATGGAAGACACCGAGGTGACGGGCGTGTTTTCGCATCCAGCGGGCGGCGAAGCCACGATCACATGGAATGACGAAATGGTGCGGCGGGCCGATCTGCACCGCAATCCTACTCACCAGAAATACCCGCGGCAGATGAAGCGCGCCCGGTGCATTTCTGAGGGTATCAGGTCCGTGTTCCCGGCCTGTGTGGCTGGGGTCTATACGCCCGAGGAAGTGGCCGATTTCGCGCCGGCCAAGGGCGCTGTGGTGGATGTGACGCCAGAGCCTGAGCCTGTGGCGGTGCCTGACTATACCGCCCACCTCTACAAGCCTGACGGCACCATTTACGCTTCGTTTGAAACCGAGGCGGAAGCCTACCAGGCTTACTACAAGGTGGTGGACAGCATCGCGGCTAACCAGCGCATCCCCGAGGATGAGAAGCTGGAAAAGCTGCGCGCGTTCAAGGAAGTTAACGCTTGGTGGATGGAACCTGAGACGGAAGAGGAACCCGAAGAATGAGCGGCACATACGGAGACCAGCCCGGCAAGGGCGTTTTGTTCAGCGAAGAGAAGCGGGGCGAGAAATCCCCTGACTTTAAGGGCAAGCTGATCCTAGACCGGGATTACAAAGCCGGTGAAACCGTGAAGATGGCAGCGTGGCAGAAGTCTTCCCGCCGCGGGCCGCTTATCAGCCTGAGCATCGACTCCTGGAAGCCGGACCCGAATTATAAGCCTGATCCCAACAAGCCCCCGCGGGAGAATACCTACCGGCCAGGTGGTAGCACCCGCTTTGATGATGATGTGCCCTTCTAATGGGCAAGGCGCAGCGCACTAAGGGGGCGACTTTTGAGCGGGACGTGGTGAACGCCCTAAAGGACGCCGGCATAGACGCTGCGCGCAACCTAGACCAAACGCGCGATGGCGGTGGTGACATCGACCTTGGCGCGTTCATGGTGGAGTGCAAGCGCCGGGCCAGCATAGCGGTCTATGACTGGCTAGACCAATGCACACGCGCCGCCAGGCCGGGGCAAATCCCGCTGGTGGTGGCAAGGGGCGACAGGCGGGAAGCCGTTGTCATCCTGCGCCTAGATGATTTTATCCCAATGCTTAGAAAGGAAACAAAGGAATGAGCGAACCAGCAAAAGACGAAGCCGAGCTATTGGATGCGATGGTTGACGCTATCTGGGAGTATCTCACGCCAGATACCCGCTGGACTTCTAAGCCATACGTCGAGCGTGATCTGGCCGCCGCAATCCGCGCGGCAGGGTGGGCCGTGGTGCCGATTGAGCCGGTTTGCGTCAACGCCCATGACCGCTGCTATGGGGGCGCTGGCGGTCCATGCCCTCTATGCGAAATGCCAGCAGCGCCGGGGGTGAAGCCATGAGCGGTTGGCCTGACCCCGACAAGCCGGGCGTGCCGCTTAATCCTGAGCGGGATGGGTGGCATTGGATTGTGGGATGGAGTGACAAACTATTTGTTGCTGAATGGGATTCTGACGAAAAGGATTATGTGTGGTTTGATGGTGGCGATGCGCCGTCAGGCATGGTTGAAAACGGCTGGACTTACGCTGGCCCAGTCCTAACCCCAGCCGAAGCAGACGCCCTCCGCGCCGAGAACGCGCGGCTGCGGGAGACGTTGGAAAATAGCGCCATCATGATTCAAGGCTGCTAAGACGCGCCGACCAATCCCGACAGTATGCCTCAAATGCTTTTGTACTACATCCGCGCAGCCCTGAAGGTGAAGCCGTGACCACCCACCGTAAGCCTATAACGC